GCATGACCGGTGCAGCTGATCGTGCATTGAAGGTGCAGCTGACTAACCTGCCGGTTGAGCAAATCGCAACACAGCTTCAGCAGGCCGACATGTTGGAAGACTACATTAAAGAGCTGCGGGCGCTTGCGTTCCAGATGCTTGAGAACGAGCGCCCCGTGCCAGGTTACAAACTGGTCGCCAAGCGTGGCACACGTCAGTGGGTGGACGAGGCAAGGATTGAAGCGTGGGCGGATGCGAATGGCGTAGAAGACGCTTACGACACCAAAATTAAATCGCCCGCACAGCTTGAAAAAGTCTTGAAAAAGACTACACTAGATTTCCCGTCAGATTTGGTCGTATCGATCTCGTCGGGGAGTACGTTGGCACCGGACTCTGATCCGAGGCCAGCGGTTCTGCAAATCGGGAAGCAGTTAACTGCAGCCCTTTCTAAACTTTAATAGGAGTAAAGTAATGTCCAATATGGTCACGTTCAAAGGTGCAAACCTTCCAGCAGTATCTACCCTCTCAACAGCACTGCGCGCGCTTGAAACCGTCGCAGGCCCAGCAGGTTCTGTCATCATCAAGATGGACAAGACCGGCCACTGGGTGTTCGGTGCTGACCAGACTGACGTCGAAGAAGATTCGACTTGGGCGGTCAACCCGTTCTCGTTCATCCACGGCTACATTGCGTGGGGTGATGGTGAGGTGTTGGGTGAGAAGATGGTGTCGGTCTCCGAGCCGCTGCCTGAGATGGAAGCAGCACCACCCAACGCCAAGCGTGGTTGGGAGGCGCAGATTGGTATGTCCTTGAAGTGCGTCACTGGCGAAGACAAGGGCATGGAGGCGCGCTACACAGTGACGTCGGTCGGCGGTAAGAAGGCCGTGCAAGCACTCGCGGTTGCGATTGCCGAGCAGGTCGAGAAGGATCAGAGCAAGCCCGTGCCTGTTGTGCATCTGAAGAAGGATCACTACACGCACAAGTCGTATGGCCGCATCTACACGCCGGTCTTTGAGATCGTCGAGTTTGTGTCGATGGATGGTAAAGCAGACGAAGCCGAAGCTGAAGAAGCACCAGCAGCCGAAGCAGCACCTGCCCGCCGCCGTCGCGGCTAAGTAGTACGGGGGAAAGCGGATGCTGGGCAGTTAACAGACGCAGCGAGTACCCCACCTTTTCTATGGCTCCTGTCATTTAATCATCAGGTTTTCCTTGGTCGGTTCAACCTGATGCTGGCGGATGACAGGGGTCACCCCTACCTATGACAATACTTTGGCTTGACTTTGAAACCCGGTCGCGTTGCGACCTGTCCTCTAAAGGGGTTTACAACTATGCGCAAGACGCTTCAACCGATGTACTTTGTATGTCCTACGCGTTTGACGACGATGACGTTAGTACGTGGCGGCCCACTGATCCATTTCCGCAATCCGTGCGCGATCACACCGGCCCCATCTACGCGCACAACGCAGCGTTTGAGCGCCTCATCTTTTGGTACGTCTTACAGTGTAACTTTCAACTCGAGCAGTTCGTCTGCACCGCTGCACAAGCGCGTGCTAACTGCTTACCTGGCAGCCTTGAAGATGTCGGACGAGCGATCAGCAGCGTCATGCGAAAAGACCACCGAGGAAGCCAGCTTATCCGACTTCTTTCCGTCCCTCGCGCTGATGGATCGTTTAACAATTTGCCAGAGCTAATGGCCGAGATGATCCGCTACTGCGAGCAGGACGTCAGAGCCATGCGCGCCATCAGTAAGGCCATGCGGCCACTGTCGGACGAGGAGCTGGCCGACTATCACACCAACGAGCGCATCAACGACCGTGGCGTGCTGCTTGACCTGCCACTCGCGCAGGCTGCCATCCGCTACGCATCGGTCGAGCTTGAAGAGATCGAGACGCTAGTGGCCGACTTGACTCAAGGCGCGATCAAGTCCGTGCGCAGCCCCAAGATGCGCCAGTGGGTGATCGACCGTGTCGGCCCGCAGGCTTTGAAGATGATGGAGACGTACAAGGACGGCGACTTGAAGTATTCTATCGACAAGTCTGTACGCGCTAATTTACTGGCTTTTGCCGAGGAAAACCCCGATGAGATTCCGACCACTGTTGCGGACGTCATTCAATGCGCAGATGACCTCTGGGCGTCGTCAGTTGCGAAGTTCAGCCGCCTTGCGAGCCTGGCAGACGAAGACGATCACCGAGTACGAGGTGCTTTTGTCTTCGCTGGAGGCTCTGCCACAGGACGTGCTTCAAGCTATGGCGCGCAGGTACACAACTTCACGCGCAAGTGCGCAGCAGCCCCAGATGACGTTAGGCACGCTATGGTCAGAGGCCACAGCATCGTCCCAAGATTTGGAAAACGCGTTACGGATGTTCTCAAAGGAATGCTCCGGCCCGCACTGATACCCGCAGCCGGCAAGCAGTTCGTTGTTGCCGATTGGTCAGCGGTCGAGGCACGGGTGACCGCATGGGCGTCCGCCGACCCGCAGGCCGACGATGTGCTGCAAGTCTTCCGTGAGGGTCGCGACATCTACAAGCGTGAGGCCGCCGGCATCTACCGTGTGGCCGAGGACGCGGTCGATAAAGACCAGCGCCAGATCGGCAAGGTGGCTATTTTGTCGTTAGGCTTCGGCGGCTCAATCGGCGCCTTCTCAGCGATGGGTCGCAATTATGGCGTCTTCATGCCCGAGTCCGATTCCCGCCGCATTGTGGACGCATGGCGGCGCGCTAATGCGTGGGCGGTGCGTTACTGGGGCAAGCTCGAGGACGCCTACACGCGAGCGCTACGCAATCCTAACCGCGAGTTCTCAGCCGGTCGGGTCACCTACCTGTATGACGGCCAACACCTCTGGTACGCGCTGCCATCGGGGCGTGTGTTGTGCTATCCATTTGCTAAGTTTGAGGGTGATGAGATCACGTACGTCAAAGCCGCCTGGAAGCCGGCAGCGGACGCGAAGGAATGGCCACGCGCCCGCTTGTGGCGAGGTCTGGCTTGTGAGAACATAACGCAAGCGGTCGCCAACGATCTGCTGCGGCACGCTTTACGCCAGCTTCCTGACGTAGTGCTGCATGTGCATGACGAGATCGTTCTGGAGACCGCCGACCCCGATGCACCCAATACCCTAAAGCAAGTGATGTGTACGCCGCCTAAATGGGCGGCTGGACTGCCTTTGTCCGCTGAAGTGGAAGTGATGGACAGATACGGCAAGGGCTAATAAAAAAGCCGCCTGGCAGGGCGGCTCTTTCAACTACAAGGACTGCAATGGATTTCCTAGAATTTTATACTAATCTTGCCCCGATGGGGGAGACTGCGCTCGTCATCCGTCAAAAGCCCAAGTTGAAGGGCGGTCAGGTGCAGCTGCACCCCGATGGCGCTGTGATCTGTACATGGCCGGCGTACCTGCCGGACTATCCGACCAAGCCCGACTGGGCGATCTACGGCAACACGGCAAGCTTCATCATCGATCGCTTCAAGGACGGCCACGTTTCAGCGTCAACGGCCAATGCCGACTACGTTCTCGTCATGGTGCTGGATGACGTGGGTGATCCCGAAAAGGCGCCCAACACCCCGCCGCTGCCGCCGACGTGGGTCATCGAGACGTCTGCCGGGTCGTTCCAGTGGGGTTACGCATTCTCAGAGCAGCCGACGACCGGCGAGTACGCCGCAGCCATCCGAGCGATTGCGGACGCAGGTTACACGGATCCAGGCGCCTGCAACGCGGTGCGCAACTTCCGCCTGCCGGGGTCAATCAATATCAAGCCGGGGCGTGACTTGTTCGCGTCGCGTCTAGTCGAGTTCCACCCAGACCGCGAGTACACGCTGCCCGAAGTGTGCGCAGCCCTAAATGTCACGCCAGCGCCTGCCGAATCACTGGGCGTGCGTCCTATCCGACTGTCGGATGATGGTGCGGACGACGTGATGGCGTGGCTCTCGCATCAGGGCGTGCTGTTGTCAACACCGAACCCTGCCGGCTGGGCAGGCGTCATCTGCCCAAACAAGGACGAGCATACCGATGGCAATCCCGAGGGGCGCTACAGCCCGTCAACGCGCTCGTATCGCTGCCTGCACAGTCACTGCGTCGACTTCGACTCGCATGCGTTTCTAAACTGGGTCGCTGAGAATGGCGGCCCCAAACACGCGCCTGGCTTGCGTGAGGAACTACTGGCTCACGCGATGGACGCGGCGCTATCCAAACTGACACCGACTGAGGCGTTTCCAGACAAGGGCGCTGAAGTCATTGCAGAGGTCGAGAAAAAACAACTGGATAGGACAACGAAAGATGATTGGTACAAGCGCTTTGCGTACATTCAAAACGAAGATGCGTATTTTGACATGGACGATCGGCGCGAGATTAGTCGCGGTACTTTTAATGCACTCTTTCGACACGTCACCTGCTTTTCAATCCACCCAAGCAAGCAGAAACGCCGCGTTGAGGCGTCAATATGCTTTGATGAGAACCGGCAGGCAAAGGACGCGCTGACCATCAGTGGCATCACGTATGCCGCTGGCGAAACGGTGCTTGTGTCGCGTGAGGGGCAAGTGTACGGCAATCGATGGGTCGACCACCGCCCGCCGGTCAAGTCAGGCGACGCGCAGGTATGGCTCGATCATGTCGAGCGCATGTTGCCCGACCCGGTCGAGCGCAATCACGTTCTTGACGTGATGGCCTACAAGCTCCAGCACCCGAACCGCAAGATCAACCACGCCGTACTGCATATTGGTCACCCTGGCAGCGGCAAAGACACCCTGTGGCAGCCGTTCCTATGGGGCATCGGCGGCGAGTCGCTCTCAAACGTGTCAATCGTGCGTAATGAAGAGATTCAGTCGCAATGGGGTTATGCGTACGAGTCTGAGGTCATGGTGTTTGAGGAACTACGCCAGAGCGAGGCCAAAGATCGCAGGGCGCTTGAAAACCATCTAAAACCCATCATTGCAGCGCCGCCGGACTTTTTGCAGGTCAACCGCAAGGGCATGCACCCGTATCAGGCACTAAACCGTATCTTCGTTCTTGCGTTTTCCAATGAGCGTGTGCCGATCTCGCTGGCAGGGGACGACCGCCGCTGGTTTGTGACTTATTCGGAAGCTCCGCGCATGACCGAGACGGAAGCCTGCGCGATCTGGGACTGGTACAAGGCCGGCGGCCTGGCCGTGGCTGCAGGCTGGCTTTACGAGCGTGACGTGTCGCGGTTCAATCCTGGTGCTACGCCGCCGCTGACCGAGGCGAAAATAATCATGATAGAGCAAGGCAGATCGACCGCTGAGTCGTATCTGGTCGAGATGATCGAGCGCCGCTTGGGCGAGTTCTCTGGCGGCGTGGTAGCCGCACCGTTCTATAGCCTGTGCGACCGGCTACAGGGCGGCGCACCGATGAATACCCGCGTAGTGCAGCAGGCGCTACTCCATGCGCTGAAGGAAGCCGGCTGGGTCGATATGGGGCGGTTAGCGTCACGCGAACACAGCACTAAGAAACATATATTCTGCGCGCCAGAGCTAGCCGATACGGCCAGTAAATCGGAATTGCGGCGCATGGTGGAGGAAACACCGCCGGCATCAGCGGTGCGACTAGTCAAGTAAAAAAAAGCCCGTCAGGTTTTAATCTGACGGGCGAACCGAAGGGCGGCTGGAGAGATGCCGCGCTATAACCCTAGCACAATTGCGAGCATGGCTGCAAGTATCAATCCAATGAGAGCGAACATGCGGCCTCCGCTTCAATGTCTTTAATGATAGGGTCCTTCAGCAGGTCTATCACGTCAACGCCGCCGGCGAATGCGTGAATGAGCCAGGCGCCGCCGCCCCAGCCGACCGACCGGTCAGCGGGCTCCCAGTCGACAAAGCACAGTAGTTCGGTGTCGCCGTGCGTGTACGTGTATGGCCACAAGTGAGCGGGATACCACGGCGCGCTGGTATCAATTTGCGTTTTCATCAATCACCTCGAATAGTGGCATTGTCGGGTCATACTGCGCGGCGCTTTCGGTACTAGCGCCGGTATAGTTCACCGATTGCAGAAAATTCAGCGCATCAAACCGGCGAATGTAATCGGCTGTCGACACTGTCGGAGTCCACGTAGGAAACTTGCGGATGTCTTTCGGCTTTTTGGGTTTCCAGGCTTTGCGCGCCGCTTTGGCCAGCTCGACCGGGTCGCGGTCGAATTTCACTTTATAGGTGGTGCCGTCAATGTTTATTGTTTGCATAGTTCAGTCTCCAGCAGGTAAGTATTAATCAAATGTAGTGCCTGTTCAGCGCTTGCCATACCCTCATAGGGCTCTGGATCATCAAGCGCTTTGGATAGCACCGCATGCGCTTGCCAGAGTAGCGATTCATTTGCGCCGGTAATTTCGGCGGTTTCCTGCGCGCGCAGAATCGCGGTTTTAAGTTTTGCCATTAATAATCCCTTCCCTTAATCTGTACAAAACCGCCTGTATCGCGTTTTGCTTTGCCCTTGGCATATAAAGCCACTACCACGCCGGCCGGCTCAATATGCCGCACGTCAGTGTCGTCGCCGTCAACGACCGGCCACCCGCGAAATTCGGCCGGTATATCGGCTTGCTTTTGGAATACCACGGCCGTGCGTTTATTGGCGGGATTAATCAAGCCCTTGATTGAGATCGGTTTTGGCGTGATAGCGCTGAATGAATACGTCAGATCATAATTGCCGGCCGTTTTGCCCGTCAGATTTCGGCTAGGGTGTTTCGTATAGTCGTACCATTGAACATCGGCAAAAATCTGGAAAATGGTTTTGCCGTCGATCAGGATATTCTCAAACGGGATATCGCTTGTGCCGTTCGGCCGTACCAGTGGAATCAATCCGAGCTTTTCGGCGCGGCGTGCGTGCGACCAGGCATCGGCGCACATGGATAGCATAAACGCGCGCTGATTCTCGCGGAAAAACGCGGTTTTGGCCGCGCGCGCCTTTTGCGTACTGTTAAAGGCACCGCGGCCGGCCGATTTTAAGCAGCCGTCAAAACAGCCGGCCATAATCGCAAACGGGCAGAGCTTTTTATCTGGTACCAGGTAGCAGATTGCCGTCAAGTAGCCGATTTTTTGGCCTTTGATCGTTTTGGCGCTGGATTCTCCCAATATTGGCCGATAAGGTAGGTTTTCACGTTTTAATTGTGCTTTGAATGGATTTTGCATAATTAACCCCTCGCCTGATTAGCTCTAAAAAAATCAATCCATGAATACAGCGTCTCAGAATCAAACGGCTCGCCTTTTCGGGCGATTAGCCGCAGTATTTGACGCGCCTCATCATTAGTTAGTGAATCGTCAATTTCTTGAATGTCAGTGAAATGCAGCCTGAAATTGACGCTATCTGGCAGTTGGTTTTTCATGGTCAGTTTCCCTAGTTAATTAATAAGCAAGACACATAAAGACAAATAGCGCGAGCGATGCAAAGCCGAAGATGGCGCAAGCGATTTCGAGAATAGTTGGTTTCATAAGGTTAGCCTTTCAGTTAGTGAGCCATTTAGTCAAGAATCGTTTTGCTTCAGCGGCTTGTTTCGAATTGATATTGACAATCCACTCGCCGTTTTCATCCGTGACGCAATAAAACCAACCGCGCGCGTCAAATTCCAGATTGTATTTTTTGCCGTCAACTATATGCGTGGCATTCTTTTTAGCGGCGGCGGCTTTTTTCGCGGCTTGCTGATATAACTTTTCGCTGAGTACACCCATGTTTTCCTCCGGTTGCCTAAAATTTAGGCAGTTATTTTGCTGCACAATGTTTTGCAGCTGCATTCAGTATAGCGACAACAAAATAAATGTCAAGGATTGTTTTGCATTTATTTTCGTGTTTTTTGTAGCCGCGTTTGTCAGTTTGTTGGTAGTGAAAACGGAAGAAAACGCCAACGTGAAAACCCTGACTGGTACTAGCTTTTTGCTATTTGTTGGCTATATTGGCTGTTTTGTAGACTGAACCTATATAACTTCATTTTTGATATCATAATGCTAACAGAGTGTGTGAATGGCAGCGTTGTCACGTTTGGCCAGCGATTTTAAACGATAGCCAACATAGCCAACATTGCCAACATAGCAGAATGGCAACAAGCAAAGTTATCCACAGGTTTGGTAACAATATGCTAACAGTTAGTGACCACTAACCTGGCTATGTTAGTGACCACTAACTTTGTAAGTGAGTGCTCACTAACCTGGTTAGTTAGTGCTTACTAACTTGCCAGGCTAACAACACAAAAGTGAGTGCCCACTAACCTGGGGGGTGGGGGGCCCGTGGCTGGCCGGTCGCGGTCACGGAGGTGTCAGAAGAAATTTTTTATTTTTTTAAAAAATGTTGGTAGCCAACATTGCCCACAAATGCGCTAATATCCGCACATGTTCAAATCGATACCATTCTCACCGCGCAAAGTCGAAGCGACCGAAGCCAGGCTTCAGGCGATCTATGACGCAGCTGCCTTGGGTCTGAAGGGCGACTCGCTGGCGTTAGCTGCTGGCATGTTGCCCACTGAGTTTAGGCAGCTGTGCGAGCTTGACCCGGCAGCGGACATGGCTGCATTAAAGGGCCGCGCCGACAGCGAGATGGAGGCAAGCGCCCACCTGCGTGATGCAGCCCGCTCTGGCGACGCCAAGGCGGCGCTCGCAATCCTGCAACACGCCCACGGCTGGACGGCCCGCCAAGAGATTAGTGTCGACATCACCAACAAGATCAGCATCACGCAGGCGTTGCAGCAGGCACAAGAGCGCGTCTTGGACGGTCTGATTACGGAACAGCAGCCCACCCACCTACCAACTAAAGTGACGAATGGCGCAACAGCCGATCTATGACGCCGAGGGCGAGCAGCTCCTAATGACGCGCCTCTGGGCGCCGACCATCGCTGACGACCCCGAGGCGTTCGTATTGTTTGCGTTCCCGTGGGGGCAACCCAACACGCCGCTGGCTAAGTTCAAAGGCCCGCGCACCTGGCAGCGCAAGATACTGCGCAGGATAGCCAGCCACATCCGAAACAATCGGGGTCAGATCGACATGGACGCCTTGAGAACAGCGGTCGCGTCCGGTCGAGGCATCGGTAAGTCTGCCTTAGTCAGCTGGCTCATCTTGTGGATGCTGACCACCCGCATAGGCAGCTCAGTAATCGTGAGCGCCAACTCAGAAGCGCAGCTGCGGTCGGTCACATGGGGTGAGCTGACCAAGTGGCAGGCGATGGTGATTAACAACCACTGGTGGGAGATCAGCGCGACTAAGCTGGTGCCCGCTAAGTGGCTAACTGAACTGGTCGAGCGGGACTTGAAGAAAGGTACGCGTTACTGGGCAGCGGAGGGCAAGCTCTGGTCGGAAGAGAATCCGGACAGCTACGCGGGTGTTCACAACCACGACGGCATGATGCTGGTCTTTGATGAGGCCAGCGGCATACCGGACGCCATCTGGTCGGTCGGTGCGGGCTTCTTTACGGAGCCGATCCTAGACAGGTATTGGTTCGCGTTCAGTAACCCCCGGCGTAATCAAGGCTACTTCTACGAGTGCTTTCACGCCAAGCGTAACTTCTGGCACACGGAGAATATTGACTCCAGAACGGTCGAAGACACGGACAAGCAGATATATGAGCAGATCATTGCGGAGTATGGCGAGGATTCGCCACAGGCTAGGGTTGAGGTCTACGGTGAATTCCCATCGGCTGGCGAAGATCAGTTTATTGGTGCGTCTGCT